CCTCCACCGGCTTTAGAGCTACCTCTGCCCATATATACACCGCCTTTACTATATCTTTTTCTTTCCTGTTATCTTTATTTGTTTTGGATCAAACACTGCATAAAATGTTTGATCCATGTAATCGTAACCTGTATTGCTGTGAAATATTACGGAATCATTACCGGCTTTCTTGGCAGCCTTAATGTATTTTCTTTCACTTGTTGGATCTCCAAACTCATCTCCGTTTAGTGTGACCTCCATAGGGTTTTGTATATTGAGCTTTACCTCATACATAGTTTTTTCGCCACCACGGTTTTCCTGCTTAACATAGGCCTCTTCCTCTGCGTAGTCAGGATCATCAGCAAAAAATATAGCTCCATTACTCTCTCTGCCGCTCGTGGAAAAACTTGTAATATTGTTTACGTTTGTTCCGTGATACAAGGTGTCTTGTACAAGACTGTTTGAGAAATTACCGCCTCCGGCCTTGGATGAACCTCTTCCCATCACGTTTCCTCCTAAAATCTATCCCTTAACTGCCTCAACGCCTGTCTTGTCTTTCGTCTTTGAGTTGTTAAGATATCAACATCACCTTTAACATCAGTTTTTCCGCTTTGCTCTTGGTCGATAAGGTCTGTTAAATGTTGATCGTGATTTCTAAGAGATACAGCAGCTCTCTGCATTTGGTTTGCTGACTTAGCATTGTTCGCATTATCAATAAGCGTATTTGTTCTCTCTACCTCTCCTCGATAATCCCAGAGCTGACTTTGTTTCTGTGTATGAAAAGCAACTACGTTTCCTCCACTGCCACTCCCTCCTGCTTTACTGCTACCTCTTCCCATTCTTTTTCTCCTTTGCCATTTGGTTTAATAGTTCTCTCTTTTGCTCGTAATATGATGGAATCCGGATTATGTTTCCTTCTAATCCTTCGATCATATCTCCATAAAATAGAATGGTGGTAGGTTCAAGCCGATTCATCATCTCGTCAAATCCTGCCTTAAACAAGTCATTCTTTTCGTTGTTCCATTCTTCGTCTCTTTTTACTCCTACAGTTGATACTGCCACTGTTGAATGCTTTGGTATGCCGTCAAAACAGTATTCAAAGCTTTCCTTATCTCCCCAGACTACATCCGGGATAACGTCTATCCCCTGATACTGCCAATAAGCACCGCACCACTGCCTTCTGTAGCAAGATAATATCTGCAATGCTCTTGGGAAATCTGTGTATAGTGAGAAGTCCGGACTTATAACTGCCTTGAATTTCCGCAATCGGTCAAGGTACTTGTCCGGCTCTCGCCATGCATTTATGAATTTATAGTCATCGTAGTAAAAATGGGCTATATAATTCTCCGGATCGTCTATTTCTTTCCAATCCATAAACCGAAGCATCTTGTCTCCTGTGGTCTGTGTCGGTTTCATCTCTGGGATGCCGTAAAACCCATTGCAGGCAAATTGCATTCTGTCTTGATTTTCAAATACGTTATGCTGACAGCTTGGATCACGATCATCCTCTTCCTTTTCTTCTTCATCCTCATCATCCATAAAACTGAGGTTGAATCCAAAATCTTCCATGTTGATGTTGAATATATCTCTTAATTCTTCTTCCAGGAGTGGCATATCCCATTCAGACTCGTTTGTTCGGTTATCTGCAAGCCTCAGAGCCTTGATCTGCTCATCCGTAAGCGAATCTGCCCGGACACACGGCACTTCCTTTATGCCGAGCTTTTTACTTGCAGCAAGCCGTCCATGACCGATTACTAGAACGTTGTGTTTATCTACCACGAGCGGTTGCTGAAAGCCAAATTCCTCAAGGCTCTTTGCTATTCTTCGCACCTGTTCTTCCGGATGTTTCTTCGCATTCTTTGCGTAAGGCTTTATATTTTCGACTTTGATGTATTCTATGTTCATATAATCCTCAAAAAAACAAAAAAGGACCACTAAGACATAAAAAGATTTATGTCTTAATGATCCTTCAATATTACTGGACCTTCTCTACGTCAAAGACCGCAATCCACCGTTTGCAATCCTTGCACTTAACATATATTTTGTTATCTTTCCGAAAAGCAATCACCCGTCCGCAATTGCATCTCGATGATTCTTTTTCATTATAACCGACATTTCGTGTGTTCGTCAATGGTGGATTATCTTTCGAATATGATTTTCTTTCCTTGGTATGCCGCATAATTCTTCTCCAATTCTGCCCCCTTGCTGCTCACCCAATTTTTCAGTATGAATACCGCATCTGCCTGATCAATCATTGCCATGCATATCGGCATATACTTGTCTAATGGCATATCTTCTGGCAACACCGCCGGATTAAGCGGTGTATGCCCTTCTTTACGGAGTATCTTTTCTGCCGTTTCGAATATCTCCTTGTAATCTTTGCAACCATTAATCTTCCCGGCGATGTATATTATCACGTGTGCAGCACCACCTTTCGTATTCTCCTGAAACTTTCCGCATCCACATCACTGTCACGCTTTGGAATATGGCTGTTCTGCTTTATGGTCTTTTGTATGCGATCATACTTCTTTAACACCGCCTTTAAGCATTCCTTTAGCTCCTTGTCGGCGATTTCTGTCCTTTCTAACCTAGACAGCGCTTCGCTTACCTTCATATTTGCGACTAAGGAGCGCCCCACTCTCGCTGAAACTGCCTCTGAATTCATTTGACACCTCCTTTCCTCCGACCGACTCACCTTCTTCAAACAAAAGGCATTTATCGTACTTCTTGCCTCTTGTATCCACAACCTCGCCATTAATCATCTTTAGCGCCGTGCCATTTCCAGAATGCAATCCGTAATCACAGCAGATATCCGTGCGTTCCTTTGCTCTTGCGCCTATTGTGCCATGCCATTTGCAATTAATGCATAAACTCTTATCCTTCATTCGCTCACCTTTCTCACCACTACTCCCCCAACATTCCTTGCGCTCTCTTCAGCATCTTCTTTCTTCGTCCAACATCCCCAATACCACAAGCCCCCATCTTCTGGGTTTACTCTTGCAACGATATAGCCGGATGCGTGTTCCGGGACATTGCGAACAACAATGGATGTTACCTTGCATATCTGATCTCTCATGCTTCTTCCTCCTCCATTCTTGCCCCGCATTCAGGACAGTGCTTATAATTGCGATAGGACTTAACCACCATCCCGCATTTCGAGCATTTTTTAAAATTATCTACAAGCCTTTCCCATCGTGCTGTTGATCTTGTTGTCTGTTGCTCTAGTGCTTTGATTGCCATATCAAGAGCCTCTGCATCCTCCGCACAGCACCTGTTGATATCTCCAACGTCACTTAATATCTCAATCGCTTTTTCTGCCGTCATCCTTCTTCGCCTCCCTCATCCGTCTATGTATCTCGTCATGGCATTCTCGACAAACTGCCATGATATTACTCTTATCATGTTTTCCGCCCTCCGATATCGGAATGATATGGTGGACTTCGCTCGCTTCGGCAGTAAGGCACATCTCGCAATAAGGATGGTATTTAATATATTCATTCCGTACCTTGCGCCACGTCCTGCCGTAACGCTTACTGCCGCATCTACTTTTCTTACCACTCATAGCCATGCTCCTTGTAATATTCTTCAGCTTCTCTCATGACATCGCTCTGCGTCTGACCTTTTCGGATTCCAACCATGAATGATGGTGGCAGAATCATATCTTTATCGTTCGTCCGCCATAAATGCAGGCAGTTCGGCATATTATTCACATACTCGTCCTTTGGTGGATGTACCTGAATTACCGCCTCATCATCCTTAAAGAACAGCTCCTTGATTGCACACATATCATCCCAAGTTGGGACTTTATTCAGCTTCTTTGGAGCGACAGAAACATGATCCCAACCTCCGCCCCAGGAAGCTATGACCGAACCTTCCCATCCTCTAATGAATATCATTCCGCTGAATCCGTCCCGGCTTTTCTCAATAATCATAACTTTATTGCTTGCTATTATCTCATCAAGTCCTTTCATTACACCCTCCTCGCCATCTCTGTGGTCTTTTTGTCCGTCCAATACATCGGAGAGGTAAGCCTTGGGCATAACGTTTCTTTCAGCTCTCCTTTTCCGAGCGGACACGCCTTGCAATCGCCTTTGTTTTCTCTGCAGATTTCTCTAAGCTTTCTGAGGTATAATATCGTTCCCTTCATTTCAGTTCCTCCTCTATGATCTTGATTATTCTGTCCGTTTCCTCCATGAGACCATCAATTATATTCCTGCCGTCTCTGCCCTCCGTGTGACCAGCCACATACGCAACCATTAAATATTTCCTTAAGTCTTTCTCGCTTATTTTAAAATCCATGCACACACCACCTCATCTCCGCCATTCCAGAAATATGAATGGTAATCCTTGCCGTCTACATATACGAAATGCCCAAGGCAACACACCACCGCTTTCTTTCCTACGTTTGCGTGTACCCAATCCCGGAGGACCGGTCTTTCGCCTTTCTTAAACACAACCTTCTTTGCAGCACCAAGATTCTCTTTGATATAAGCGGTCATATTGTTAAGGCTAAGATATCCGTCTGCCTTAAGGCCTGTTGGCTTTTTCAGCTTGCTCTTATCGGTTTCTCCCTTGGCTGTTCCTACTGCAACCATCGAGCATGGGAGGCCTCTGTATATTGAAATTGGCTCAATCCTCTTCATAATGCCCTCCTGTATACTTGTTGATTGTATTCACAATCTTCTCCTGTTCTTCCTTGCTTATCCCCATCGCCTCAAGTGCCTGTCTAGCGCCACACGAGGCGCATATCGGCGTTTTATTATCGGTTCTCGATATTGCCGGCGGCTCCTTGTAAATTGCCCCACAAAGGGGACACGTGCGTTCTATTCTCTCGTTCATATTCACTCCACCTTTCTGCAAATGTCATCGCCGTATACAACGCTGAGTCCGCTTCCGTTGTCCCACCGAACCATAATCGATCCGGTGTCATCAACGCCCCTTACTGTTCCTCTTGTTCCTATTGGCGGCGCCTGTGGATCGTCCATCTTTACCAAGATAACCCTTGTGCCCTCCGGGAACTGTTCTCTTATTCTCTCTACCACTTCTCTTCTTGGAAAATTCATGCGCATACCTCCTCGCTCTTCTCGTAAGCCGCTCTCAGATACTTTCTGTCAAATCCGAAGCTCTCATATCCATCCAGGCATACATTTACATAATGGTCGCTCGGTATACCAAGCTCGTGGTTTTCGTGCATGATATAAGCGAATCCGTATACTACCCTCGGTCTGCCGTTTTTGCTCTCGCAAGTCAGCTTAATATTTTCTTGTTTGTAATAAAAAACTGGATATCCTTCATATCGGTCGAGGCTTTTCTCGTTCCATTCGGATACCTCCCAAACCGCCACCGGCACTTCGCTGTCCTTCTTCGGCTCGATGGTAAGGTATGATCCGGTCTTGCTCCCTTTGAACAGAAGCTCGTATCCTTTCAGCATTGCCGTGCCGATTACCCTTGCCCCCGGACACCGCATCTTCATCTGCAGTACATTCAGGTTGCTTCCATAAGCAATATAAAGTCTCTTTCTCTCCATGTTTTTGTCCTCCTTTATTTGTATATGCCCCTACAAGCGCTTGTGGCCGCCATACAGGGGTTTTTATTTCGGAGGTGGCTATTTATGCCACCTCGTTGGTTCTGCCGTTTCTGAAGGCTGCATCGCCCTCGAGGTTTCTTGTAAGGATATCCCTTGCGGTCTTGAATTCGTCCCCTATGAATCCAAGTCTTAAAAGCCATGTTCTCATTGCGTATTTAGGATTTTCTTTCTGAGTTTCCTTTGGGCTTGCGCATTTTACTTCTTTAGCCATCTGGCTGAGGGCCAGGCAAAGCTGAATGTAGCTCTTGATCATGCCGGCGTGTATTCCTCCTTTAAAGTTTCTGCCCGGGTTATTGAATTGGAAAAGTCTGAATTCTATCGTTCCCTTTGTGAAGGTTGCGTGAAGGTTCAGCATATGGTATCTGCTGTCGTTGTAGTGCATCGTTCTGCCGTAGCTTGCTCCGTGGCTTTCGTACCATACGTCTGCAAATTCTGCCATGGTCTTCGGCTTGTCCTTGTTTACCCTTGCGAGGAAATTCTGATCTACTGTCTTGCAATAGTGTCCGGTTCTACCTCGGTCGATTCTTATGGCGTCTATCAGAAGGCTTTCGTGGCTTGCCATAATGTTTGTAAGGTTTCTAAGGCTCTGCGGTGTATGCCCTTCTGCGCCTATATGTATGTGTACTCCGCATCCCTGCTGTGGGTTGCTTATCGCTCCGGCGTGTCTCAGTTTCCTGCAAAGCTCCTGAAGGGTTTCTATATCCTCGTATTTAAGGATCGGTGTTACAAGTTCGCATTTCTGGCTGTCCGGTCCGGCTATACTTACATCCCTCTGGAATTTCCATTCTCTGCCCTGCTGATCGTATGCGCTCCATGTGTAGTATCCGTTTCTGTATGCGGTATCCTCGTATCTGTATGTACCGAAGAAGTCCGCTGCTATCTTTGCGGCTGCGTCTCTTCTGATATGGTTCATCTCGATTTCAACCCCGATGGTCTGCTTTTTCATTTCCTCTGTAAAGTGTGCTTTATTCATGGCTTATTCCTCCTTATTTCTCGTATCTATGCGGTTTGTCCGCCCCTTGGCTTGTGTGTATGTTCGCTCTGAACCGCCTTAAAAGCAACGCTCAATAACCACCAAAGAATGAGCCATGAAATTGTGCATTTTACGTTGGAGTTTTCGGATTTAAAATATTAAGCAAAGCAACTGCGATCTGCCCCAATAAATCGATTGTGTACAATATATGACACCGCCAAGGAGCATTCAGTTTTATCAGAATCCATAAGATCAAGATTGATTTGAGCATTTCATTCCTCCAAGTATTCATCAATTGTATATTGGTGTGGTTCTAATGGTTTTAATCTATATCCGAGTCTTCTGTATTCGTCATAAACAGGCTTCCATATTTTCTCACATTGTCTACGTTCATTAGGAAAATATTTTCCTAAAGTATCTAACTCCTCTTGTAGATGTAATGCAAACGGGCATCCTTTGCATCCTGTTCTTGGGAAGTTGTAAGGCTCCTTATATATATTACAAATTTCAACATGATATTCTTCGATAAACCAATCTTCCCATTCTTTTGTTATGGGTACAAGCGGTTGAAAAAAATTTAACGTACCGTTACTTTTAAACGCAAGACAACTACTTTTACTACGTCTACCTTTTTCATCTCTCATAATAGCTGTGATACCATAGGGCCTATTATTTTCTTTTTTCCATATTTCCAACGGTTCTTCTTTTAATCTCATACAGCATAAATCGGATATTTTAATTTTATTTGCATCTGTAAATTGATATTTTAATTTTTTAGGACAACCACGAAAAATCTCTCTACCACTTAAAGTTGGCTCTAATTTTAAATAGGCTCTAACACTTTTATAATTTAATCCATCTTTTTGGTACTTCGATACATATCGTGCGTGTTCTTTACTTTTAAAAGGATAACCATCCTTTTCTAACATTTCTCTTATAGGTACACTTGGTTTTATTACTACTATTCGAGCGTCTTTTTTTTGCATCTCTAACACAAAATCACGAATCATATTAAGCTCAATGCCTGTATTTGCATATACTCTTGGGATTTTATTTCCTGGTAATGCCTCGTCAATCAGCCATGAAAGAACTGTGCTATCTTTGCCGCCACTAAACGAAAGATAAAAATTCTCCTCGCCATATTTCCTGATTGTCGATTGAATCTTATCTTTTCGATCAAATAATAGGAATCGACATTCACTTTCTGTCATTTCATCCTCCTCGCTATTTCATAAACCACGCTTACTGTAACTCTATTGCCCGCTTGCTTATAAAGCTGACTGTCGCTGTTTACAAATTGTGCCTTATCGAAGAATCCGACACATTTATGTCCGGCAAGTTCCATGCCTCGCCGGAATCCTCCAACCCCGGCAAAGAAATCAATAAATGTCATTTTCCCTCCTTAAAAGCACCGCTTGGTGTCGGTCTCGTATTCCTTTATCGTCCAATACTTACCATCTTCTTCCCCCTCACAAATGATGATTCGGTCAATCTTGCAGATATCCGTGCGGTCAACGGAATCATATGTGTTAATCACTTCACGTTCCGCAAGAGAAACATACTCGTCAATATAAGTCGAGAGATTAGCGATTGCTGCTTTTAATGCTGGCACTCGTTTCTTTAAGTATTCAAGTTTTGCCTTTTCAATGGCTATAAGGCCTTCGTGCTTTTCATCGCCGTTAAGTTCTTTTACTGTGTCCTTAAACTCGTTTAGGTCCTTTATTATCCGGCGTTTCTCTTCCTTGTCGATTACGTTTTCGAATTCATCGTTTAACTCAGCGATTTTTCCCTCACAAAACTCAAGATTGTCTTCAAGTGCCTTAATTCTTCCGGGTGTTTCAGCCAACCTCTTAGTTGCGCTGTCTAATCTCTCGATGGACGAAACTTTCTGATGCTTTGCTCGTCTCAAGAAATACCTATCTGCCCTGTTGAGCAGATTTATTAAATCGCCATCAACAGCGCCGCAGAATATGAATCCCGTTCCAAAGCTCAATTTGATAACCTTTCCGTTGTACTCCCTACAAATCTCCTTCGCTTTCATCGTTTCCCTCCTGTAAAGCTCTGATTGCCATATCTATCGCCGTCCACGTTCTCCCCTTATAAGCGTAATACGGCTTGATCTCCTGTAGTTTATGAATCGCCTGCGCTGGTGTAAGCTCTGCATCAAGCATCGGCTTTTTTACCATATCGTCCGGCTTGTCGGCTATAAGCACCGCCGCTATACAAGCAATCAGTAGTCCGAATATGATCCCTAATGCTAACGGAATTAATGTTGTCATCTTCCTCCCCCTCTCTTGTAATATGCGATATACTGTCCGTAGCTCACACCGAGCTTACGTGCTGCAACGGCATCCTTTGTAAGCTGATCCATGGTGCTTTTAAACGGCTTTGCAACAATCTCGTTCTCTCCGGTGTTGTAATGCAGAGGCCTGTTTGACGAATTTATTTTGTACCACTCATGCTGTTGCATCTTCTTTGCAATACCCTTGCAATTACCGCATCTCTTCTGGTTACCACTAAGCGGCTTGAATACTTTTCCGCATATTTCGCAGGTCATGTCATCGTATCCCATCTCTACCTCCCCAAATTCATTATTTCTTCCCACTCTTTGTCCGTAGACGTCTGCTTATAATTCCCGAATGTGCCGAGCCTGTTCTCTGGTTTCTTAGCCTTCCTCTCGTCTAAGGCATTAAATACCCACCTGCGCATTGCTAAGTAATGGTTCTTGCTCTTGTAGCTTTTGTCGGCGATATATTCATCTAAGTATCTAATCGCTTCTTCCGTCCGGGATTCGCCAAATTCGCTCTTTAGTTTGTTTAATTCGTCATCGGTAAGAAAGACGTGTCCATACTCTCCGTGCTGATGTTTGGGCGAGGGTGGGTTTTTTCTCTTACTCTCTTTTACATTTACATTTTCATTTACATTTTCATTTACATTTTCATTAGGTTGTTTTTGCAAACAACCATCGGTTGTTTTTAAATGTTCTTCTTTTTCAACCGTTGGTTGTTTTTCTGATTCAACCGTTGGTTGTTTTCTTGCGTTACTATTTCCTCTTGGTGCTCCACCTTTTAAGCCGTTCTCGTAACGCACCTTATTGGCATCCAACTGTGGCTTGATAAGGGCAAATATTGCTTTGCTTACTCCTGAAAGATTCGGTTCTTTTCCTTTAAACACATATGCCGTAATTGAGTCATATACCTTTAATCTGTCAGCAGGCTTTAACTCGTTAATTGCATCGCTAAAGCTCTCATAAAATACAAATGATCCCATCTACTCGCCCCCTTCTATCGTGAGGATTACCCTTGCACCTTCGCCCTTCATGCCGACTAAGTAACCACTTTGCATGAGTCCAAGTGCGAGAACTTTCCAACAATCCTCCTCAACCGGGAGCTTTATTCTCCCGGATGTGTTGTCTGTGAAGATGATTCTTCTGCTTTTATCTTCCATATTGCCCCCTCGTATCTAACAATCTCCCTCTCAAGGAGTGAATCAATAAGTTCCGTTATTGCTTTAATTTCTTCTTCATAAAGAAGGTCTCCGAAGTAGATGTCCCCCTTCCCATCTACCCTTTCGATCTTTATCCAATCCCTCTGGTCTCTAAGTACATTCTGTGCCTCTTTAGCTTTCGATATGGCGCATTTTAGGCGGTTTATGTTCTCTAAGGTATTATCCATTGCCTTTACTCCTTTCCTCTCCTTAATTCGGCTTATTTGAAGGGCAGATCGCCCTCGATTCCATCCGGTATAGCTGTCCACTCGCTGTCTGGAGCTTTCTGCGCTGCGTTGTTATCTTCCTTCGTTCCGCAGAATTCGTGCTGCTCGACCACAACGTCTGTGGTGTACACCTTGCTGCCATCCTGTTTCTGATATGATCCGGTCTGAATTCTGCCGGATATAAGTATCTCCTGACCTTTCTTCAAATACTTTTCAGCAAATTCTCCGCTCTTACCGAAAGCAACGCAGCTTATGAAGTCTGCTCCGGCATCCTTGCCCTTTCTATTGATTGCGATTCTGTATCTCGCCACCGCCATCTGCTCTCCGTTCTGTGCCTGTACATATCTAACCTCAGGATCAGCAACGAGCCTTCCTTTTCCTATAAACTGATTCATATTGTTTCTCCTTTCTTTTTTCTCATTCCTTCTTTTATCTGCTCGCTGTGGCTATACCTCTTATCAACCTCTTTGAGCAACTCTTCCTTTGCCCATCCAAGATTGATCCTTCTTTGTAATGTGCAGGGTTTTATCCCTGCATATTCTGCCCACTCTGTTAATGTTTTTGTTTCTCCATCTATCTCCAAATATATGTTGGTTCTCTTGTTATTTTGCTGAACCTTTGGAGTTGCCCATCTGCAATTGTCCGGAGAATAACCTTTGTTATTATCGATTCTGTCTAACCACAAGCCTTGTTTGTAGCCGTGCGTCATGCTCCATTGCTCAAATTCATCAAACCCATCCCACTCCATTTTGATTCCCCTCATCCCGTAATTGCGATAACTCTTATTATTGGGATTATTGCATCTGCCTAAAATGGCACTGTATATCTTGTATAATGGACGTTTCCTTTTAGGGTTTTCTTTGGTTATTACCTCGTGGTTGTAACATCCGCAAGATACTGTAGTCCCCTTTCTGAGACTCGAGCCGGACACAATCTTTAGTTTTCCGCATTGGCATTTGCACAGGTATTGAGCTGCGCCGCTTTTATCTCTTCGCTGATCCTCCTCCAAGACAGTCAGCCTTCCATACACTTTCCCAATCATATATATCTTTGATCCCATCAAAACACCTCCTCGATGGACGTAATTGTGATTTCTGTCCGTGGATAATCATGATCATAAGCAACCCTTGAGCCGTCAACGCTAATGACTATCTGGCTATTATCGTCTTCAATGAGGTTGTATTTGACCAAAATATCAAGTGTGGCGTTTAGTAAGTTGGTTAGGTCAACCTTTCTCTTTGTCCCCATGTAATAAACCGCCTTGACGTTTACCTGTCCGGTTATCGGTGCAAAACTCGGATGTGGAATGAACGGTCTGCAGTCCTTCTCATATTGCTGATATGGCTTGGAAGGCAGTATTACGGCTCTGCCGTTCCTCCATATCATTTGGCTATGGTTCTTCTTTGTTCTTGGCTCAACCGGTATCGTAAATCTAATCAATGTAGTTCCTCCCAATAAGCTCCATCCATTCTTCGTGGCTATGCAGCTCTTCGTATTTCTCCTGCACATGAGCTTTTAATATTCGATTCAGCGTGTTTCCGTTCTTGCCGTGGACTCCGTTTGTCCCTCTGTGGCATTCGTAGCAGAGATAACAAGTAAGTCCGTTTTCGTCTGCTATCTTCCGAAGTGATCCGAAAAAACACATGGTGTAATTCCACGTCACCCTGCCGATGGCACGCATAGCAAACGCCCTTCTCTGTTTCTAAGATGCTGTTTCGCATTTTTGTCTCTCCTTTATCATCAAATCTCTAGTTTTCAGAGCCTCTTCGATGCTTTTCGCTCTCTTTTCTTGCCTATTTATAGTCACTCGATACACGCCCTCTTTGCGCTTTGTTATGTAAGCATAACCTGTGTTTGAGAACGGCTTGTCCATCCTTGGATGTTTCATATTTTTTAATGAATGTTCCACGTTCATCTTCCTGCTAACCCACTCGAGATTATCAACCCTGTTATTACTCCTGTCATAATCAATGTGATTAACCTCTGGGTAATTATTTGGATTATGAATGAAATGATCCGCAACTAATCTGTGTACATAATGATTGGTTATTTTCCCATCCTTCCTTAGTGCTACAACCATATATCCATGCCCATTATCAAATGGTTTCAACAAATGCTCTTTTAATTTCCTATATCCGAACCCTTGCTGATAAATGGTTCTTTCAAGGCTCTTGATTTCTCCTTTTCGATTAACTGCGTATATTCCTTCATAGCCTTTTACATCTATCCATTCACTGACCATGCTGCTTTCATCCTTTCTATTTCCATCGGTGGAAGTGTCTCGATTCCTAATGCCTTGGCCTCGTCCACCGTTCCGTCTATAAGGTCGCTCATTTCAGCCGTGTCATATGTATGCGATCCTCTGATCACCAGATAAACCCGGTATAACTTGCCGTTATCCATCGTTTTGACGTGGCTTGTTGGGCGAAGATGTAAGCTAGTAATCTTTAAATAATCCACCTCGTCATCTAGAATGATGTGCTTTACGTCTTCATCGAGTTGTCCGTATCTGGAAAGCATAAGGTTTTTTGATTCAATTTCGGATATATGCATCTTCTTTGCTATGAGGTCACATAGCTTGTGAAAATAAGCATTGGCCGTAAGGCTTCTGCCTTCACGAAATCGCTTTACTTCTAGCGTCAAATCTTTATCTTTTGTTTTGTCGAATACCTCCGGAGCATCCTCCACCTCGAATGATATAAGCCACTTGCGTGTAGCTATATCGTGGAAGGGCGCTCCGTGCCACTTGGCTCTCATACTCCTGCCTTATCCATTAAGGCGTTAAATTTAAGCAGGAGTTCGTAGGTCATATCTTCGAGCTTTTCTATTTTGAACATTTTGCAAAGGTCTGACTCATCCAGGCGCTTTCCTTTTGCCGCAGCGTTCTTAATTCTGATGCGCATCGCTCTGAGTTGTGTCTCGTCCACCTTGTCGGTTGGCTTTGTCATTTCCGCTTCAGGCTTAACGTTACCCTGCGGCGCCGCTGGATTCTTTGCGCTGTTATTCTTCCTCTGCGGTGGAGACGTGATTGCTTTCTTTGGCTCTTCCGGTATTACTTCGTGACATTCGGCATCCGGATCAGCCATTTCCTCTGTCGGAATACAGAAGACCTGAAAGCAGGCATACTTGAAAGCTATCGACATAGCCTTATTCGTTGCCTTATCGCCGGAATCCATGCCCTCGCCTATTACTGTCGCAGATATGCTTGTCCCGTCCTCTGCGTAGAATGTGAATTTAATCTTGCAAATACTGTAAATCAGCAAAGCGCCCTTTGCGGTGGTTCGCTCTTCTCTTGTCTGCTCCAACACTTCAGGAACTACGAAGACCTTGCACTTTGTAAGCGCCGGAGAGAGTGCGTTCATTACCGCATCCACCCCTCTATACATAAAGTTTTGCTGATTGTTCTTGCTGTTTTTTCCAACCGCTCCAACCTCTGCCATTACTGCAGATATGCTCTCGTAAATATTCATCCGCTATACCTCCATAAGATCTATATCGTTATGTGCGCACCATACGAAGAGCGCATCCACCTGCGACTCTGTAAGGAATCCGCTGAATGTTCTCAGCCTGCTATCTTGCACCGTCTTCGGCTCTTCGCTGTCAGCAAATGGCAGTTCGCTTATTGGCTTTATTTCGGCTTTTTCTTCCGATTTAGCCAATTCATTGGCTTTCGCATTTAAAGCCTCTTCCTGCGCCTTCTGTGCGTTTTCTTCGGCTATCTTCTGCGATTCTTCCTTGCGCTTCTGTATGTCGGCAAGCCTCTGCCCTTCGAGGAGCGCCTTGTTGAAGTCGAGTGTCCTCTTGTATTCTTCCAGAGCTTCGAAGCCAAACTCCGGCAGAGCGTTCAATGTTGCCACGTTGTTATTGATCATAGTGACCGCCATATCAAGCTCAGCGGTTATGTCCTGCATTTTGTAAGTGGTATTAAGCCACTTATCATTAAATATGCGCTCTAGCTTCAGCCATTCAGGACGCTCGAGCGTCACGAAGTAAGATCCTATCTCGACACGTTTATCCGCTTTCCGCTTGTCCTCTGCAGCGGTTATCTGCTTGTCGATTAAAGCGACCGGCTTATCTATGAGCTTTATTATTTCGTTTACTTTGTCTTTGAACTCGTTGAACGGGATCATGTACTCTCGCTCACGCTTAAGCCTTTCATCGTTTAAGGCTTTCTTCAGCTTGTTGAGTGCCGCCTTGTCCTTCTTAGCGAGGGTTATCTGATCCTCGCTATAAACCATGGTCTCGTATATTCCGACCTTTGCGGCGATTTCGGTTTTCAGCTCCTCGAAGTTTGCTTCAATCTTTGCCGGTAGCTGATACTCTTTAACTTCTAATTCCATGTTTACCTCCTTATCATGAGCGCCCACAGTGACCATTCCGGTGCATACCCCATCATCGCAAGGATGGTGCTGATGCCGAAGTAGATCAGTCCAAGTGTTGCAAGTCCGTAAACGCTCACTTTCCCAACCCATGTCCAATCGTATCTCTTCATGTTTTCCTCCTAAACTCCGGTACATTGCGACCGGCGATACTTCTCCAGTTCTTCCGTATCGAACAAGATCGTGCTGTTCGGCTTTTCTTCCCCGCCCATCTTCCAAGCGATGCTGTGATCTCGATTAATCGCCCTGCTTCTGTAGATTGCCCGAAGCCATTCGTCCGGGTATCCCATGCATCTGAGTTCCTTAATTGTCATAACCTGCTTCGGGTACTTCATGTTTTCACCTCCCCTTTCATAGTTATGTGTCTAATATGTTAGACTTTTATTCCACAAAAAGATTGCTCACAGAGGAATTTAACGCTTCTGCGAGTTTTGACAGTGTTTGGGAATTACAAACAGCGGTTTCATTGCTTTCAAGTCTTGCGATTGTAGCCCTGGATATTCCAGAAGTTTCCGCAAGCTTCTCTTGTGTAATCCCTGCCTGCTCACGTAATTCCTTAATTGCGAATCTCATATTAGCCTCCTTTCGATGTCTA